AAATCGAGACGCGGATGCGGTCGTGATTGTTTGAGCCTTGCAGGTTGGCAAAGATCTGCGCGACCTGCTCCCCTGCCTCGTCAAGCAGGATGATCGACTCGTCACGCTTACGGAGGGTGATGGTCAGGAAGCCGCCTGCGATGGTGTTAGTTGACATGGGCGACCTTTGTATTAGGCGAGCATTTCGTGATGAAGTTCACAACGCGGTTCATCAGATCCTCGCGTACCGCGTCCTGCGTGTCCCCCTCTTCAAAGAGGCACAAGCTAGAGAACCGCGTCCCCTCAATGCCCTCGGGGTTGGTTTCCAAGAGGTAGACCGAAGCCCGCCAGTAGGCGAGTACCGGGTTACCGTCCGATTCGTCCACCGAGTGCAGCATGGGATCGCCGCCAACGATGACTAAGACCGGGCGGTCAAACTTGTTCGCCAGCCCGCGCTGGACACGATCTTCACTCAGCCATGATGGGTAGCCGTCCTTGCGATTCCATTCCACGTCATGCAGCACAGGCCGCGCCCATCGGTTGTCTTCTGTCATGGTGTTTCCTTCTCCGCCTCAAGGGCGGCAATGCGTTCTCCAATCCATTCCATGCAATTCACGGCCATGCTGTTCCCCAGCGCCTTGTACCTCGGCCCATCCGGGCAATCGTCCGCCCCCTTCTTGCGCCAAGGAATGAGCGTGTAATCGTCCGGGAACCCCTGCAAGCGTTCGCATTCCCTTGGGGTCAATCGGCGCACGGTCATGGCTTGCGCCACCCCATGCACATCTGCCTTCGTCATTGTGTACATAGCCCCTTCGGTTGATGCGCCTACACCTTGCGGCCCACCTTTGTCGCGCCCAATGAGGTTGCCCTGTATGGCAACGGTTGTCGCCCGAACGTCCCCGCAGTCGAACAGCGAGAGCGTGGGGTTGACCTGCCCCTCTACCCATGTCTCGTCATCGGTATCAGACTGGGCGCGTTTGGACTTGGTGTACGGAATGGCAACAAGGTCGGTGGAGGATTTGCAATCCCGCGCCGCGCAAGTGCTAGCAACATTCCCAAGACCGTAAGACCCGTGATTCTGTCGGTCAAACGGTTGCAACACTGGAATAAATGCGCCTTGGTCTAGGTCATTGCGCCAACCCCTGTTTCCGTCACCTGCGCCAAGCGTCCCGGCAACAGGCTGCAACACCGCGCCGAAGTTATCTTTGTCGGGCATCCGCTGCGCCCCGTTCGCTCCGCATTTCGTCAGGGTGTCGGAGGTGTTTCCGCCGTCCCACCAGCAGCCTGTTCCAACGCGTCCCTCAACATCTGAGGCAGCTTCTTGCCCCGCCGCTCCGCGCGTTTTAGAATTCCTAAGCACGCTTTGCTGCTTAAGCAATACCGTTGCGGCAGCGGTTTCGTCTCCAAGACATCCGACAACGAAGACACGTCTCCGGCGCTGCGGCTGGGCATTGGGATGCCCGTGTGTTCTGCACCATTGAGCGTCGAGAACCCGGTACGAGATCCCATACCCCAATTCTGCCAACCCCCCAAGGAAGGAACCAAAATCCCGTCCTCCGTTTGATGACAAGACACCGGGGACGTTTTCCCAGACAACCCATCGAGGCCGTAGACGTGCAACGATTGCAAGGTAGGTAAGCATGAGGTTTCCGCGTGGGTCGCGGAGTCCTTGCCGGAGTCCGGCAACGCTGAAGGACTGGCATGGGGTTCCTCCCACCAAAAGGTCAATTGCTCCTGCATCTAGCGGCCACTCCTGAAATTTGGTCATGTCCCCGAAGTTGGGAACGTGAGGGTAATGATGCGCGAGAACCGCGCTAGGGAAGGGTTCAATCTCCGAAAATCCAACAGGCTCCCAGCCAAGCCGATGCCAAGCAACGGTCGCGGCCTCAATGCCTGAACAGACGGATAGGTATTTCATTCGTACATTTCCGGCGGCCGCGCCTCAAGGTACTCCCGCGTATGGCGCGAGTAGGTGGAGTTAATGACGAGCGCCATCGGGAAGTCTGACGGGACGCGCTCGTCATGGTCAAGGACTTGCCCGTCAAGGCTAACGGTCAGGATCTTCCAATCGAGCAAGCGCCATGCTGGTTGGTCGCCTGCATCGGGATTGCCGCCATCGACTTGGTAGCGACCTTCTAGGAGGACGGTCACCGCGTGGGACATGAGGTACTCAGCAACGACTTCCGGGATTCCGGGCAACTGGTCAACATTGATGTCGTATTCAACTTCGCGCTTGCGGATCTTTTTGGTGTCTAGCATCGGAATTTCCTTTCGGTAGGGTTGGTGAAGAGGCTGTCGGGGATAGAAGAGACAACGGCAATGAATACGCGCTGCGCCTTACCAGCGCGACCAAGGCGCGTGCCGCCAGTAGGGGCAATCAGCCCTGCCGCGTGCAGCTCGCTGACCCGGCGACGCGCCCCCGCGTGTAGGTGGGCTTTCGCCTCCGCCTCGTCTGAGGTCAAGCCATACTCGCCCGCAGCCTTGAACGCGTCAAGGAGCGCGGCTTGAAGCCCTGCGAGTTTGGGAGCCATGTCATCGGCGGCCATGTGACTGGTCGCGGGGTCAGTACGGCGGGCGGTCAAAGTGCTACCACCGTGTTCTTGTGGCGGGCAAGAAATGCAATCTCAGCCGCACGGAAGGCGTAAGCGCAAGTTTCAAAGGCGTTCTCGTTGTCAGTATCAACGGTACTGAGGTCTGCAAATGCGCGGCAAAAGGCAAGGCTGACATCGTCCTCAATTGTGGTGGCAAGTGTCAGCATGACGTTGGAGTATTTCTCAAAAACAACATCGTTGTTTAAGGCTTCGGTCACGGTCATTTTGATCTTAGTAGGCATTGGCTCAGTCCTCTCGTACTGGTTTTGGTGCGGCAGTATCGGCTGTCGCATCCTTCCCCCTCGCGGGGGTCGGTGCGCGGTCGATGGTTACACGGTTGCGTTGATTCGCTTGTGCGCCCACCGCACAAACTCACCCATCGGCTCGCCGTATGCAATTCCTAAATCGCTCGCTGCTTGTTTGAGCGCGGAGGTTGGTTCCAACCCGTCCGAATCAGACATCATTTGCGAGGCGTTTGCATACGCCGCCTGATACGTTGCAAGTGTTTGTTGGTCGATTGGTTTGTGCATGGTGTTCCTTTGATTACTTCTTGACGTTGAAGGCAGGGTTGACGTGGTAAATGTGAATGACCTTGTCGCCCTTGGCTTCGATGGCGGCTTGACCTACACCGATGTTCTTGTACCCGTAGAAATCGCCCTGTTCGGTACGCAAGACATTCATGCCATGCTTGTGGAACTTCTTGCAAATGCTCTTAACTTGCTTCTCTTCGTCACGGCGTTCAATTTCGTCAGCGACTGCTTGGTCGATGAGGTCATCAACAGAATGGAAATAGTGGTCAACATTGACGCTAACCAACGCCTTTGCCATCTCGCTGACAAGTGCCGCCTCAATCTTTGAGTCAGCGATACGGACGAAGGTGCTGCCACCATGTCCACTATTCTCAGCCGTACCAATCTTCTTACCGTCAAGGGTGATGTCTGTAGTGAAGCATTCGGTTTCTTCTGACATACGTTCGACATGAATGAAACGCTTAAATCCGATGCGCTTGATAATTGGCTTGATGGCTTCGGCGGCCAAGTCCCAATCGGTGTCGAACTTGTTTGCGATTTCGGCGGGGGTGTTTGCTGCGGTGGTCATTTGCTCAGTCCTCTCAAACTGTTTGCGTTTGTCAGAGGCACGCGCCTTTGACTTCAGTAAGGTACTACAAGGTATATCGGTACGCAAGGGCTGGTACATGAGTTTGTTGACAGATTTCTGCATAATCGCCGATTCCTAGCCTGAAACCCGCATCAAATAAATTGACACCTCGCCCGATTATGATGCCGCTTGGTGTGCCAGCCGCGTTGGTGGTCGGCTGGCGCGGTTGGTACGCCTAAAAACAAACACGGCGCGGATCTTGGGGATCGACGCGCCGCGCTTCCGGGGGCTAGTAAGGAGCGACCAAGGCCGCCCCGCCACATGGTGGCAGGTTTATGGTATCATGTTTTTAACGACTCCCAACGTGGGGATAGCCGAGCGGCGTGCAACTGCTCACAATTTCGACAACCGTTGGGGGGAGGGAGTTGGCCCGCACGCCGCTCCTCCCTTCCCTCACGGCTTTGCAAGGACGCACACACATGGCACTTCCTTGGTTCCCGATGTACCCGACTGACTTCCTAGTCAGCACAGCCAGCATGACCACCGCACAAGGCTGGGCGTACTGTCAGCTCCTTATGTACGCATGGACAAATGGCGGCGTACCAGACGACCGAAAGATCTGCTCCGCGATGCTT